AGCGAATGAGGGCTTTGTCAAAGTTGGCCGTCGTGGTTCCCTTCCCTTGAGCGAGCCACCTCGCCTCGGTATTGGAGTGCCACACGAATCGGGTCGGGGTGGTCAAAGCCAAACTACCCAAAAGCGTCCCCGAAGGGAATCGAGTCGCAGAATTGTAGGACTGGAACTCTAACTGCTCCAAGTTCCCCGCAAAGGCCATGACCCCGCTGACGGTGGTAACCGTTCCCGTCTGCACGGCTGGGGTGTTGCCGTATTCGTCAAAGAAATCTAAGCGGTATCCCGCATAATAACCCGAATGATTGCTGAATGCGGTCTGCGTCAGCGATGGCTTAGTCGGTGCAATTAAGGTTTCAACGACCTTGGCAACATCAAAGAACCCGAAGTTGGTGGTGGGCAGTTTGTCGCACTTGAGCCGGGCGTATGTACTCCCTGCATTGTCTTTGACATCGCAAACAAATCGGTAATTAGGCTGGGCTATTTGGTCGCTGCTGACCTTGAAAAGCATCTTGTTGTAAACGGGTGTAGCCACTTGGGGCGACCCGGAAAGGACTGTTACTGCCATTTTATAGTTTGGTTGCTACGCTTATGGATTTGCCAAGGGTTTCAGCGATTGTGTTCACCAAAACGTCTATCATTTCGGGGGATAGGGCGTTGCTCATGAACTTAGTTCCCTCGACACCTCGCTCACGGATAGCAAAGGCCATTGTCCTGCCAAGGACTAAACCCTGCTCCTGCTTGGTTCTCATCCGCTTGAGTTTGCGTGAATAGGTTGGGGTTACTGCAATCTCCTTATTTGCAATCCAATCCGCTATTGCTTGGGGCGGTGGAATCTTGTTTTCGTACCTAAACTTTGAGTCCCTTGCGGATATGTAACTTGATGTCCTTCCATGAACCCCTTGGTCCACGTACTTCCAATAGGGGTTAGCCATGATAGCCACCACGATTTGCTTTGCGGATAGTTCGATGTCTTCGGGGGTGATGGATGCCGATAGCGTTCCCCCTGCGTTGGCGTTGGCTGCTTCGAGGTTCTTCTTCGCAAGTTCAATGACCCGTTCAATCCACTTGACCAGCACGTCGTGGGTTGGCGACTTGCCTCCACCTTTGGGGCCGACGACTGAACCAATCCCCTCCAAAGCGGTTTCGTCGATGCCCTTCATCGAACCGCTGCCGAACTTGCCTACGGGCTTGCCATTGGCGAGGATGGTTGTTTCCATGTGGGTAAATGTCCCCCGTGCTGGAATGTGTCTATCTGCGTCTTGCTCTTTCCGCCTCCATCCTCTCCGCCTCCAAAATGTCGTGAATCAGGAGGGCATAGTTTAGGAACTCCACCGCTTTCATTGCGAAGATGGCATCGAACTTCAGCACGTCCTTGTTAGCCATCCGCCACACCACCATCAGCCAACCGTACCCTGCGAGAGGGCTTACGTCAACTCCCCTGCCTTCGTCATCATGTGTCTGGAATAATCGCTCAAAACTTTCAAGTAGGATTCGGAACTTAACAAAAAAAAACTGACAACGCCCCAAACGTCCCCGACCTTGGCGTGCTTCTTCATTAGTTCGGCTCGCTCGGCATGGGCAGCACCGTCGTACTTTTTCGGGAAGAATCCGAATAGACCGCCTTCCCTGCACAAGGTCGCCATGATTCGGTGGAGGTTCTGCAACAACTGCTTCTCGTCCGTCGTGTTTGCGTCCATTAACTCTATCAACTGCCCAGCAGTCAACTCGTCCGTGAACACCGTCGGGATCCACCACTTGCCCCCGGCTTTGAACTTTCGCTTGTACCCAAGGGCAGGCAATGCGTTCCACTCGCTGATAATGGCCTTGTAACGCTTTAGGACGCTCTTGGCGGGCATCTCTCGGACGATTGATATATCAACCCCCTCAACGATTGCAACGACCCCTGCACGCTTGTCGTAGTCCCCAAGGACGCTGGAGAACTCAATGGCTCCGATGCGTTGGAACTGGTCGATGGTCAGGTCTTGGAGTTTCATAGCCATAACTTGGGTCTTGAGTTGCAACGGATTTCGGGAACGACAACCATAGGCAGGTCGTTAAGCAGGGCGAGGTTGGTCAGGATGCTTTGGTCGTGCCTGTGGTCAATGAACGATGGATGGTTCGGGTATTCGCTTGGGTCGTCATTCACGGCCTTGTCAACGTGCAGCCACTTGGACCACTCGTACATGAGGTCAATCGTGAAGTCGGTCTTGCGTAGTCCAAGGAACCCTGCCTCTATCTGCATCGGTTTCTCGTTAAAGAATTGAAGGCAGTCCATCAAGGCGTAGCAGTCGCCCTTCGTGTATGAGATATGGTTGTGAAAGTTTTGATGCAACAGGATGGGGTTGTCTTGCAAGTATTGCTTGGCAAACTCAAAGCAGCCATCCCCGTGCAGGTCTTGGGCATCCAAGTAAAGCAGGGCTTCGTCCTCCTGCAAGTCAAAGAGAGCGTCAAGGATGATTTGCGGTTTCCACCTCCACCAGTTGTTGCCCCTGCCCGGACGTTTCTCGTCCTCGGTTGTTGTAATCGGGAACGGATACTGATTAGCCTGCGCCCTCGCTGCTGGAAGGTACTCACTCGTTGCGTAATTAACCCCGACCAAGTACATCTTAGAACCCGTGAGAGTTGGCGAAGGCGTGCTTGAATGCAGCCACGTTGTAAGGGATGTCAGCGAATCGCTGCGAGTATGCTCGTTCTAAAATGTGGCCGACGTGGGGAATAGCGACCAACTTTTGCTCAATGCAGGCCAAGGTCAGGTCAAGGTAGGAATCGTCCCAAGTAAGCGTGTAATTGGAAGTTACAGGCACGACGGGTTGATAGAACTCCTTTGCACCCCTTCCGGTCAGTTGCTTGATGTGTGGCTCGTAATTATCACCGCACGACCAGTAAGGCACAACGTCCACAGGGACTCGGAAATAGGCGCAGTAAGCCCGTTGGTCAAAGTCGCCTGTCTTGGTGAGGTCGTACTCGAAGAGGTTCACGACATCGCCCGGCTTGATGTAACCGTTCTTGGCTAAAGCATACCACCCCGTCCAAGCAACGAGGTTGCGGTGGCTCTCGATGTTGTCTGCTTCGTTCCTTGCAACGATATGGTCAAGGCCAGCCATGCCGTCGAAGTCCTTGAACCCAAGCATGACCCAAGTATAGGGGGCTAAGTCCTTGAACCTTCCCTCGGCTTCGCATTGCTTCACGATGTCCGTATCGTGGCAGAAGATGTAAGTTTTTGCCTTCATTTCTTGTAGAGGGTTAAAAGCATCCGACCCCTTTGGTCCGTTGACCCCTTGGCTTCGTGTGGCTCCAGTTGGCTCGTAAGGTTGACCATCGTCAGCAGTTCGGCATCGTGGATGACCATCGTCCCACCGGGGTTCAGGGCTTTGTTGAACAAGGCAACCATTTCAGGAATCATGCCGTCCCCATGGTCAGAGTCGTGAAAGATGAAGTCAAAAGTCCTGACCTCTTGCAGGGCCATGTGGCTCGGTTGGTTGTTCCATTCGACTTTGAACTGCGATAGGAGGGCTTTGCGCTTATCCTCAACCGTTGTATCGGTATCGTAAACCACCACGTCAAGCCCGGCCAAGGCGATAGCGAGCGTTGAGTGTCCGAGGTAGGAACCGAGTTCTAAAGCGTGGCCTCCCTTGTGCTTCTTGGCTTCCTCGTAGATTTCAATGATGTGGTCCACCGCAGTCGTGTAGATGTGCGAGTAGTCCAAGGCTTTGAGTTGGTCAATGTGTTTTTTCATGTCAAAAAGTTACAACGAATTTTTCAGGCGAAGGCCAGCCGGGGTTGGAGTCAAAGACCTTGGTGTCGGGTTTCTTTCCAACCCAAGTTTCGGCTCGGAATCGGTGGTCCCTTGCAGGTTCGCCCAGTTCCTTGATGTGGGACGACTTGGCCCACCAAAAGTTGCCCCCAAAGTACGGATAGCCTTCCGGGTTGTTGGCATCGGCCATGTGAGGGAACTGCTCCTTGGTTATCCAATGGCAGCCGACGGCATCGACCTGCTCCAGCATTTGCAGGCAGCGTTCCCAAGCGACCACGTTGAAGAATAGCATGGACCTGCCCCATAGTTGGGTGGTCAAGGATGGATTTGCAGCCCCCTTCGTGTGGGCGTATAGGTACACGGCTTCCTCTTCCTGCGAGGCCCGGTACATCTCGGTCAGCGTCGCCTGTTCCCAAGCGTTGGTTCGGGTTACCACTATTTTAATCTTCGGGGCCACCATCGAGCCTTCCAGCACCTCCTTGACCGCCTTGCGTTGTTCGGGTGGACCGACGATGCCTACACGGATTTCGTCCAAGACGTTGATAAGCCCGTAATTGCAGACCGCCATCATGTGCTGGTTGAGGATTAACTGCCAATTCCCTCCGCAGTAGATGTGGTAGTAGTGAACGACTTTCATAAGGTCCAAAGGAGGGTTAGAAGGGTGATAATGAAGAAAACGGCTGCAAGCGTCTTCCCGATTTCGATGAGCAGGTCAAGGATGCGTTCGGGGTTCATGGGGCAAAGTTAAACCACAACATACTTCCCTGAGTTGCTTACTCTTAACTTGTTAAGGGCCACGTACCGCATAGCATCGCAGGCGTGGTTGAAGGAATCAATCGGAACCCCCGTGTTCTTGCCTTCCTTGTCGGTGGCCCAAGTGTAGGACCGCAGTTCTTTGATAAGGTTTGTGCTATCCTTGGTAACCTGCAATTTGAACCGTTTCAGGATGTCTATTCCGTTCCTGACCGAATCGGGGCCTTTCTCCGCTGGCTTGATGTTGAAGCCTAACCGATAGATTTCCTCGATGGACTTCGGTTCGGCTGAATCCGCCACGATCTCCCAAGCCCTTGTGATGCCGAGCGACCGCAGTTTGTCTGCGATGTCTTGGTTGGTAAGGCCCGTGGAGTACAGTAGTTCCTGCACGAGCAGGCAGTCCCCTTGGCGGTATATTGCTACCAAGGCCGTCGGGTCGTTGCTAAAGCCCCAGTCAAGCCCTAAGGCGACGAATTTCGCACGGCTGACATCTATACCCTCCACGACCTCGAAGTCCTCGTATATCGCACCCTGAAGCGTCCCGACCTGACCGAGGCCATAGACCTTCCACCAGTTCGCCCAATACGCAGACGTTTCGGCTTTGGTGCGGTTCAGTTCGATGTCCCTCTTGATGGTATCAGGCAGGGCCTCGTTGTCTTGGTAGGTTAGAATCAGCAGTTCGGAGTCGTCCTCACGCAAGACCTCCGTATGCGCCCAGAACTCATGCGTCGGGTTGAAGTCGATGTAGATGGCCTCGCTGGTACGGATGGCTAGTTGGTAGTAGGACTCAAAGTCGATGTTGTTCGCCTCGTTGATGAATAGCACCTGCCTCCTTGCACCCCGAAGCCTTGCCTCTTGGTCAGCCGAGAAAAACTCGATGGTGCTACGGTTAGCGAACTGGTAGGTCAGCAGGGTCTTGTTCCACCTTGCCGGAACGAAGATGCCCTTGGCAATCATTATCTTGATGAAGTCCCGAATCGCACCCCTCCGAAGGTGAGGCACGGTTTCCCCGACGATGCTGATTTCGGTCTTCTTCGTGCAAGCCTGTTTGATTAAAACGCAAAGGATGCTGAAGGTCTTGGAGGCCGAGGTCCCTCCTTGGATGACCCGTTTACGATGGGTCAGCGATTCAATCTTCCGCTTGGCGGTGGTGTTTATGACCTTCATCAATCATCTTCGGTCCATTGTTCAATAAAGACCTGATTCTCCTGCTTATCCACCAAAGAGTTCAGCCGTTGGGTGATGCTTGCGTTGTACTGACCGACCATACCCCCTTCGATTTGGTCTTGACGGATGACCCGTCTTATGCGTGAACAGATAGTTGAATAGTCGGAGTAGTTGCCCTTCGTGTTTGCAAAGTAGTTGCTTAGGTCCTCAATGATACCTGCATCGGCACACCAGTTCTCAAAGCCTTCCAAGGTCAAGGGTCGCTCCAAAGGCTCATGCTGGGGGATAGCATCCTTGCCGGGGAATACCGTCTTGGTCCTTGGGTTTGCCTTGACCCCTGCCCGGTATGCCTCAAAGTACTCCCACATCTTTTCGGGGGTTTCGATGTACTTGCCGTTGCCCTTGCTGGTTCCCATTAGTATTCGATTTTGTCGATTAGGTCGCTTATCTTGTTTACGATTTTCATTTTCACTTCGTACTGGTTCGGGGCATTGGAATCGTCCACCGCTCCGATGCAGTCGCAGAGGGTGGTGATGACCATCATAAGCGAGTCCATCCGAGCCTGCACCTGTGCCTCGTCATCCTTCGCCTTCGAGTTCGCCAAGTTCTCGGAGTTTATTTCTTGACCATGAGAGAGCCGACTTGCCACCCCAAAGGAGGTAACTGATGTAACCGCAGTCGCTGGTATCGTCAGCGTTGTCGTAGTAGGTTTCGGCCCTTGACAGGTAGGAGTGCATCCGCTTGATGGTTTCCACCGAGATGGGTTCGCCATTCGCTAACTGCTGCGCCCGGACTTTGCCCGTCTGGGTGGCGCACTTGTTCCCGTTCCTTTCGTTGAGTTCTATCCCTCGCTTGGCATTCGAGCGAATCTCTTGCCCGTAATCCGAATAAGACTCGAACTGCTGCCGCTTATGGTTTTCCCACGTTGAGCCGCAAACGGCCAATCGTTGAGCCGTATCGGGAAACTCCGCATTGGCCTCGTTGTTGGACATACAACGACCGATAAAGCCTTCTCTGCTTTCGTTATTGTTCGGGATTGGCAGGGGCATTCAGGGAGTGGTTTATGGTGTTTTGGTTGACTTCGAGGAACAGGTCCGCTTGTAGGTAAATGTATTGGAGGGCCGATTTTACGCAGTCCGCACACCACCAATTCGTGGGCGGTCGTCCGTGAGCGGTCAAGATGGCTTGCAGTTCCCCAACCGCATCGGGTGGTAAGCGCATGGTCAGCGATGCCACATATTGGTCCCAATACTTGCGATGCTTTTGGGCCACGATGAATTGGTCGTTGGTCATTTGAAGGTCCATTCTCGGAGTAGGATTGCGGTGGCAGATGAGGCGAGGCCAAGGATAGGGGCCAAGTACCATTGGCAGGTCGGCAGGGTCAGGGCAAAGCCAAGCCAAAACCCGAAGCAGGTCATACAACTAAACGGCTTCCGCTTCGCAAAGGGCAGAGCGTAGAACCATCCCGGCAGGACCCGGAACTCCACAACCGCAAGGGTTGCTAAGGCACTAATCAGGATTGGAAAAACCAGTATATCCATTGGACTCGATTGCGGTTTTGATTTTGGCCTTGGCTTGTTCGATGGAGTAAATGATGCTACGGTAAGGGATGCCCGTTTCCCGGCTCATGGCCTTCATGTTGCCAGTCTGCATCAGCAGGTTGAGCAATTCTTTGTCGTAGGGGAATGCTCCGTCCTTGGCCCAAGAGTCCATCTCTTGCTGGGCAATAGCCCAAAGGTCGTCAAGCAGGGAGTCGTAGTCCTTGCCCAGTTCTTGGGTTTCGGGATCCACTTCGACCCGCTCGTCGTGGTGGCGGTACTTCTTGGCGAATTGATTATTGTTGCCCCTGTACAGGTTCATAATGAGCCGAACGATGTAGAATCGCAGGTATCCCTGTACCTGCATCTTGGTAATCTTGTCGGGGTCTTTTTCAAGCAGAATCAGGACGACCTCTTGTTCGAGGTCCTTCCAAAGCGGATTGCCCCCCGTAATGGTGAGGCAAGCCTTGCGGATTTCTCCGCTTCGGTACAGGTCAAGAATGGTAGCCTCTGCGTTCACTCACGCAAAGATGAATGGGGTTCTCGCTAATGTTGCAAAAAATCCCGTGTCCTGTTTAAAACTTGTGTACGCAGGAACTTGATGTCGGGTCTTGCTCTCATGTTTATCGCAAGGATTTCAAGGTTGTGCATGACCGTTGCGTGGTTCCTCTTGATGATACGCCCGATTTGGCAGTAGGTGTAGAGGTATTCCGAGTAGGCGATGTCTGCGAAGATGG